GATCATGGCCTGGTCCGATGCCGCCCGCCGAGCAGCACTCGAGGCACGTCGCCTCCACGCGAAAGTCCGTGGCATGTCGATGTACAACGCCACAGTCTCAGCCACTGCTCGTGGGAACATGGCTCACACCATCAGGGCTATCAGGCGAGCTGAGATGCCGAGTGCACCCGGGGTCTTCCGTGATGCGGCTGGTAGCACTTTCCTCAGGAACATGCGCCGGCGCAAACGTGGGTACTGGTGATGACGACCTTCGACTACCTCGAGTTGAGGAACATCGCTGCCGAGCTTCTGACGGAGTTCGGTCAGTCAGTGACCTTGAAGCGAATTGCAGCTGGTTCATACGATCCAGCGACGAGCCTGGTCACGGGAGACACCAGCACGAGCGAGGTCTTGAAGGGAGCACTGTTCGACTTTGGGGCGAAAGAGACGCACATGGGAACAACTCTGGTTCAGGCCGGCGACAAGCGTCTGCTGCTCCAAGTCGGGTCATCGAAGCCACTGCTGTCGGATCGCGTCGTGATCAACGGCACTGAGTACGCCATCCTCGGCGTCGAAGAGACCAACCCCGCTGGGACGGCTGTGGTCTACGCCCTCCATCTGAGGAGATAGCGTGGCGAGACAATTTCACGCCGACCTCTCCGCCTGGGTTGTGAAAGCCCAGGGCAACGTAGACTTGGTGGTTCGCAAGGTCGTGCTCGACATCGGAACCAGCATCGTGATGCGATCGCCCGTCGGCAATCCGTCGAAGTGGAAGAGCGTCATGGCTGGGAAGGCACCACCCAAGGGCTACATCGGCGGGCGCTTCCGCGCGAACTGGCAGCATGGAACCGGATCGATCCCAGAGGGAACGATCGAGGCTGTGGACAAGTCGGGAGCTCTGTCCATTGGACGGATCATGAAGAGTTTGAGTCAAGGAACGGCGGCAGGGAAGATCCACTACCTGACCAACAATCTCCCATACGCCATTCCCCTCGAGCGTGGACACAGCAAGCAAGCGCCTGCTGGGATGGTCACCCTGGCAGTCATTGAGTTCCAAGGCGTGGTTCAAGCTGCGGCCTTGTCGGTGCATCAATGAGCGACGTCTTGATCAGACAAGCACTCGAAGTCAGGTTAGCTGCCATGATGCCTGTACTCGAAACTGCCTTCGAGAACCGTGAGTTCAAGCCCACTCCAGGTGTCCCGTACCAGCGAGTGGAGATCGTTCGTGCCCAACCGGAGAATCCGACGTTTGACTCGTTCAAGCGCATGCTCGGGTTCATGCAGGTGACGATGATGTACCCACCGAACAAGGGTCCTGGGGTTGCAGAGGCCAGGGCACAAGCACTGAGTGATCACTTCCCTCGCAAGCTGAATTTGACGGCTGGGTCTGTGATCGTGACGATTTCAGCAACGGCTCAGATCATGGGTGGATTCCAAGACGAGGACAGGTGGGCCGTCCCTGTTCGCGTTCCATACTACGCAAATCTGACTTAGAGGAGAGATGACCATGTGGATCTTCGACAGCAAAGGCAAGCGCATCGGAGCAACCCAAGAGGATGCGCGCCAGATGATCGCCGAGGGGGGTGGCTTCAGCGCCCTGTGGCCGCGAGGAACTCCGGCGCAAGAGGCTGCTGAGTTCGAAGCGCTCTGCAAGGATTCCTCGCCCGCTGACGCCTTGCTGCGCGCTGCGCGCCGCCAGGACGGTCCACCCGAGCCAAAGGTTCCCACGCCAGTCGCAGCACCCACCACCGCCCGGACTCGGCGCGGGTAACAAACAACTTCACCAAGGAGCAACGCCATGCCAGTCGCACAAGGAATCCGCAAGTCCCTCTCCATCGGGCGTCAAGTGGCGCTCGGCACGCCGAAAATCGGCGCGGGCTGCTTCTACCTGCGCCGCCGCACCTCGGCATTTGTCGCCGCGCGCGATATGTACGAGGCCGACGAGATCGTCACCCACCACCAATCCACCGGCGCGAGCTACGGTCTGCAAAAGCCCTCGGGCAAGATCGATGGCCTGCTCTCCTCGGGCACGTACCAGTTGCCCTTCGAGGGCTTGCTGGAGAAGCTCTTCGTCGTGACCGCACCCTACGCGGCTGGCACCGACGTCACGGCCACGGTCGGTGCACCGCACTTCGTGGACGCCTCGGGCGGCTTCCTCACCGCAGGACTGAAGGTCGGGGATGTGGGTCGCTGGACCGGCTTCACGGCAGGTGGCGCGGTGAACAACGCGCGCAACTTCTGGATCACGGCGCTGACCGCGACCCAGATGACCGGGGTGTTCCTCGATGGCACCGCAGTCGGCGCGAAAACGGCGGGTGACTCGGTCACCTTCACCGTGGTTGGCAAGAAGTGCATCGTCCCGCTGACTGCACACACGACGGAGTACTTCACCTTCGAGGAGTTCTACGCCGATGTGGTGAAGTCCGAACTGTTCAGCGACGCGCGGGTGGGGCAGATCGCGCTCAGTCTCCCGGCCTCGGGTAATGCGGGGATCTCCATCGATGTGGTCCCGCTGCGTCGGACGCTGGGCGTGGCGCAGGCGCAGACTTCGCCTGCCGCAGAGACCACGACCAGTCCTCTGGCCGCGATCAATGGCGTGATCTACGCCAACGGCGCGCAGGTCTCGGTCGTCACCGGCGCGAAGATCACCATCGCCAACGGCGCGCAGGGCGATGGAGCTGTGATCGGGTCGAACTTCTCCCCGGACGTTGCCACTGGCCGGATCAAGGTCAGCGGCGAGATCACGGCGCTGTTCGATTCCACCACGCTCCAGACCCTGTTCGACGCGGAGACGAAGATCAGCTTGGCGCTGGCCATCGCGGCGGACACCACCCCGACTTCGCACTTCATGACCTTCACGCTCGGCAAAATCGCTCTGACGGGCGACGCGCCGGACGACGGCGAGAAGGGCATCGTGCGCACCTACCCGTTCACCGCAGAGCTGAACGCGGACGGCGGCGCGGCGCTGGCGTTCGATCGCACCATCATCTCCGTGCAGGACAGCAACGCGGCGTAAGAGATTTTCCCGTAGTCAAACCAATCTTCTGAGGAGAAGACCATGGAACTGAAAGACCTGCAAAGCGCGGCACCGGAAGTGATCGATGTGGCGGTGAAGTTCGACGACGATGGCAAGCCGACAGCCGGATTCAAGGTCGTCGGCGCGAACTCCAAGCAGTATCAGGAGGCCGATCGTCTCTGGCGGCTGAAGAACGTGCGCGCCTCGGCGCGGCGCGGTCGCGGCCTCGAAGCTTCCACGCAAGCCGGTGCCGCCGAGCTGGTGGATATGGTGGCGAAGCGCGAAGCTGCAATCGCTGCCGCCTGCATCGTGGAGTTGTATGGCTTCACGCACGAAGGTGCGCCCGCGCAGTTGAACGAGGACACGCTGAAGATCATCTTCGATGCGCGCCCCACCTGGCGTTCCAAGGTCGTTGTGGCGGTGGAATCCGAGCAGGTTTTTACGCAGGGTTGATCGGGAGGATCGACTCGGACGGCAACCCGACTGAAGGCAGCCTGCTCGCGTATGCGGCTCATGAGATGGAGCTTAGCGCGAGACAGGCTGACGGTCTGCCCCTACGGGCGCACCTTGAAAGCGCGGCACGGCAAACGGGCACCGTGCCAGAGCAGCTTCTGCCAGTGGAGTGCCCGGAGTCCGTGCTTTACATCTGGGAGTATTTTTCCAGTATGAATGATCGTCGAACATTCAACGAGCACGGGCCGAACCCAATTACGCATGAAGGTGTCGAGGCTTGGGCGCGGAGACGCGGAATCGCCTTGGAGCGCTTCGAGCAAGATGCGCTGGATGCGTTGGAAGGGCTTTACTTCCACTTGAGAGCGGTTAAAAAATGAGCACTGACATCGCATCCTTGACACTGGAGATCGACTCTTCCAGTGCGATTGAAGCGAAAGAGAATCAAGACGCGCTGACGAAGTCAGGCAAGGAGCTAGAGGAGCAGTACTCCAAGACCGCCAAGGTTGTCAAAGATGAGGCCACGCCGGCGAGCGAGGCTGTCGTCCGATCGTTCATCAGTCAGCGAGCGGCGGTTGGGTTGCTGCTCGGCACAACTGCCGCCTTGGCTCTTGGTGCAGCAGCGCTGGCTGCGGCCTTCTTCAAGGGGCGCGCGGAAGTGAACGAGATGAACTCCGCGCTTCAGGTCACCAGCGGTTACGCAGGTCTGACGCGCGGAGCGATGCTGGACTTGGCTTACCAGATGGACGCGACCGGCTCTGTGACGGTTGCCTCTGCCAGGAGTATCGTTAGCGCTCTTGTTCTTTCCGGGCAGATCGGGTCGCAGGCGATTGGGGTGGTTGCCCGGCTGGCCTCCGACTACGCTGCTGCCACAGGCAAGGACGTCGACAAGATCGCTCCGGAACTGGCCAAGCTCTTCGCCGATCCAGCCAAGGGTGCTGAGGAATTGAACAAGCAGATGCACTTCCTCTCACCGGCCCAAATCGCCCACATCTCGCATCTGGAGCGCATCGGGCGCTTGGGCGAGGCGCAAATGGAACTCGCTCAGCGGCTGGCAGCGCACATCCCGAATGAGGTTTCGCAGCTCGGGCTTCTGGAGACTGCGTGGCTGAACGTGCGAAAGGCTGCCTCCTCCGCGTGGGACGCGATGCTCGGGGTTGGCAGGCCACAGACCGTTGACGAGAAGCTCGCCGGTGCGCAAACACTGGAGGCCAGGATTCGCGCCGCCATGCCACCGGAAGGCTCTGGCGTGCCGCAAGCGGAAAGGCTGCGCCGGCAATTGCAGGCACAGCTGCCCCAAGCGCAGCAGGTTGTCGGCACTGCCACGGCAGACCTTTTTTCTACGGAGACTGCGACAGCGCACAACGCTGCGGTGGCGGACGCCAACGTCGCCTCGAACAAGGCTGCCAACCTCGTCAAGCAGCACTCCGAGATGGTCAAGATTCGCAACCTGCAAGACGACATCACTAACATCCAGCGCAACGCCCCCAATGGCGAGGAGAAAGAACAGGCCATCTTTAACCTCAAGAAGCAAATCCGCGACATCACCAACAACATCGGGTCGGAGGAGCGCGCCTTGATGGAGGCGCGCTTGGGCGGTGAGCTGAAGGCATTCGAGACCGAACAGAAGGCAGCCGCCGCGCGAGCCGACAGCATGGTGAAGCTCGGCATCATGACCGCGCAGCAAGGCGACGAGCGTAAGCTCTCGCTGGAGCTGGAAACTCTGGCGATGAAGAAGTCGAACGCCGAGCAGTTGATGGCGCAGCAAGGACTCTCTACCTTGGAGCGCTTGCGGCAAGCTGAGGCGATCAAGGGCTTCGAAGCCGAATCACGCGCCCGGCAGGCAGCGTTCGAGGATGCCAAGCGCATCCGTGCCGCTCTCGCATCCGACCTGCAATCCAAGTCGGACGCCACCTCGTCGCAAAGCTCGACCATCGGTCAACTCGGAGACTTGCAACAGCTTGACTCCGAGATCGAGAAGCTCAAGGAGCGGGCAAAGTACATCGGCGCGAGCCGTGACGAAGTCGAGCGCCTCAGAGCCGCAGAAACCGAGCGCGCGATTGCGCTGCTTCAGTATGAGATCGTCACTTCCGAATCGCCCGAGGATTCGCCCTACGTGCGCCGGTTGCAGGCCCAGATCGACAAGCTTCGCGAGCTGCGCAATCTTGAGGCGCAGAGCGCCAAGGTCGAGATGGGCGCGGACATTGCCAAGAACTCCAAGAGCATGGAGATGGAGGTTGAAGGCGAGAACTACGAGGCTCGACGCGAGGCGCTGGAGGCATTCCTAGAGACTGACGCTGCCATTCACATGAACCATGACCAGCTGCGCGAAGACCTTTACCGCCAGCACATGGACCGTATGAACGCCATCGCCAGCTCGCGGCGCGCTGCCGAGGTGCAGGGAACTCTCGGGTTCCTCAACAACCTTTCCGGCTTGATGAACACCAACTCGAGAAAGGCGTTCGAGATCGGCAAGGCGGCTGCCATCGGGAGCGCGGCGGTGAAGGGCACGCTCGCCGTGATGGATGCGTGGGAAGCGGGCATGTCTACGGGCGGGCCGTGGGCTCCATTCATCGCCGCCGCCTACGCTGCCGCCGCTGGAATCCAAGCCGTCAACATGATCAGCAACATCAGCAGCCAACAGTATGGCGGCGGTGGCGGAATCGCAGGGGTGAGTGGCGGCGGAATACCTTCCGCCATCGGGCAAGGGCAGAGCGGCGTCGCTGCTCCAACAGCAGAGCCTCCGGCTGCGCCGAAGGGGCAAACAACGATCTACAATCTCTACGGCACCACATATACCCGCGCTCAAGTTCGTGAGCTGCTGGAGATGCAAAACGAGAACGCTGTCGATGGAATGCGCGCAGTTGTCGTGGAGCACCCAGCATGATCATCTTCCCGCAGGGATTCATCCTTTCGGCTGCTGCCGCTGGCGAGACACTCGAGAATCCGCGCATTGGGTATCAGACGTTCACTCGTGACTCGGAATCGGTGATCGTGACCGCCTCTGGGGAGGACACGGTGCTCGGGCCGAAAGAGGCAACGCTGAACCCGGACACAGCTTCGTTCTGGAGGCCACCTTCGCTGCCCGCTTGGATCAAGTACGATTTCGGCTCTGCCAAGAACATCGACTACGCCGGGATCGCCGGTCACAACTTCGGAGACTGCGACACGGCAGTCGAGGTGCGCTGGAGTGAAGTCGACGACTTCGACTCGTATGTAAGCTTCCCCGGCTCTGCGAGCAACTACGCCTCCACCCCTGACAGCACAGCCAACTCGATCGTCGGGGACCTCGACTTGCGCGCGCACGTGGCGATGGACGATTGGACTCCTGCGACGAACAACCGCACGATCCTCAGCAAGTGGACCGAGAGCGGCAATCAACGCTCCTACGCGCTCGCCGTGCAGGTGACGGACGGGCGCTTGGTCTTCAGCTGGAGCGCCGACGGCACAGCAGTTCTCTCTGCAGTCTCGACGGCCTCGCCGACCGTGGTGGACGGTGGAAAGCTGTGGATCAGAGCAACCATCGACGTGGACAACGGCGCTGCCGGACGCGATGTGAAGTTCTGGACCTCGACGGATTACAACCCCGACACTGGCGAAGGAACGTGGAACCAGCTCGGCAGCACAGTGACCACTGGTGGCGTGACGAGCATCTTCAACGGCACCGCGCCTCTCGCGGTCAATGGCCACAACGTCGGCGCAGCATTCAACTTCCCCGGCAAGGTCTACTATGCCGAGGTGCGCAACATGATCGGCGGTGCAATCGCCGCCAAGATGCGCCCAGACGATGGGCTGGACGGAGCCTCCTCGTGGACTTCCGCCACGGGCGAGATTTGGACGGTCAACAAGTCCGGCTCCCCTGCATCTGCCCTTGTGGTCAAGAAGCTCGCCTACGGCATCAACGCGGGGACGAACGCTCCGTTGATGTTCCTCGACGTCCTGCGCAACGTGCGGTTCATCAAGGTGCTCTTGACAGGCACCGTTCCGCCCAAGGTCGGCGTTGTCTATGCCGGGAGATCGTTGGCGATGGCCAGACCGCCATTGGTCGGCATGCCACCACCGACAATGTCGCGCGAGACGATGTTGCACAACTCGATGTCGCGCGGGGGCCAGTTTCTAGGGCAGGGGATTCGCCGCACCGGCATCAGGAGCCGGATCGATTTCCCGCCACTGCCACAAGATTGGTACAGGAGCACTTTCGATCCATTCGCTGTCTCCGCACAGCAGTACCCTTACTTCCTCGCGTGGTCCCCGGCTGCATATCCGAGTGAAGTCGTTTACGCTTGGACGGACGAGGACATCCGTCCTCGCTACGTGGAGAGCTTCCGGCTCGGAGTAGGCTGGGAGTTCAAGGGATACGGCAATGGGTGATTACGGGCGCGAGACCATCGCGCTGCTGGAAATCGATCAGCCGTTCTGCCAGAAGGAGTGGGGCACGACGAACGCGGCTGGCACTTGCTCGGCGGCGTTCGGCGCGAATGTCAATCGCAAGTGCTACAACACCAGAGCCACCTGCCCGGTGCCTTCGGATTATCTCCCTGCGACTCAAGTCCTGCGGTTCGCGAGATCGCAGGAAGGGCTGATGCAGTACGACAACTTGCTCCCGTCCATCAGGGACAACATTGAAATCACAGCCGGGGCAATCAATCTCGGTGGAATGGATCGCAACCTCTCGGCGCTCGGTGCGCGCGAGGTGGTCACTCTGGAGGCCGACGATCACAAGTGGTCAGACGTCCTCGTCGACAAATACCGCACCGAGCGGATCACAGGCGCAGCCTCGCTCATCACTTCTGGCAACGCCAGCGCAGGCAGCGCGAGCACCCTGACGCTGGAGGTGGAAGTCTCCGGCCTCGTCGGCAAGTTGCTGCGCTTGATTGCGGGCGCTGGCAGCGTGCAAGAGCGCGTCGTGCGCGGTGCTTCTGGATTGATCGCGACGGTTGCTTCTCCTTGGGCTGTGAATGAGCTTCAGCGCTCCGAGGAGTTGGACAACGCCTACTGGTCCAAGAGCGCCATCGTGGTGGCGAACGCGGCGCTCGGCATCGATGGCACCAACTCATTTGAGACTGTGGAGGATGACAACGGCGCAGCGTGGGAAACCGTCTCTCGTAGCGGCCTGACTCGCGCCGCCGTTGGCTCTCCCGTGTGGGTGGCGTTCCACATCACGAAGGACAGCATCCCAGCGGGCACGCGCTTCGGCCTCGTGCGCCTCGGCTTCTCGGGAGCAGCGTTGAACTCGCAGTATGTTGATCTGCGCTTCGATTCCAGCAATGGGGCGATCCTCGCGACTCCGCAAGGATCGGGGGCGATCATCACCGGCTCTGGCATGGAGGACCTTGGATCACATTGGCGATTCTGGATCTCCGGCTACACCGCAGACGCGGGATGGACTTCGTGCGACATCCAGCTGTACCCAGCCGTGGGGGCACACGCCACTCTCGGCTCCTACAACAACGCCATCACAGGCAAGATGGGTGCTGGCGCGTTCCAATTTGGCCAAGGCGCAACGCCAACCGCCTACATCAAGACCGTCGCCGCTGCTGTCGCACTGCCGGACGCAACAACGGACTACGAAGTGCGCGACGCATTCAATCCGCAGCACCGAGGCAGTTTCTGGTCCAAGTGGAAGGCGCGCAATCCTTACTTCACCAGTTACCGCGCCCGCGTGCGGCAAGGCTTGGTTGGGCAGCCGATCGAGGAGATGCGGACCACAAAATACGTCATCGACAAGATCGCAGGGCCGAAGAATGGCAAGGTGACGATCACGCTCAAGGACTTGTTCTCCTTGATCGAGGAGCGCAAGTCGGTTGCCCCATTGGCATCGAAGGGTGAGCTTTCCGCGAACATCAACGACGTTGTTACCAGCGCCACGCTCAACCCGGCTGGGATCGGAAACCTTGAGTATGCCGCCTCCGGATATGTAGCCATTGGGGACGAGATTTGCTCGTTCACTCGCTCGGGCGATGTGCTGACGCTGGTGCGAGGCCAGCTCGGGACTGATCCGCAGACGCATGACGATGATGATCTGGTGCAGCAGCTTTTGGTCTTCACAACGCAGCGTGCGCACGACATCATCTACACCCTCCTCACGGTTTATAGTGGCATCACCGCCGCCGAGATCGACAAGGCCGCTTGGGACATTCAAGCAGCCTCGATGCCAGAACTTTACACCGCGTACATCGCCTCGCCCGAGGCGGTCAAGACCTTGATCGGGGAGCTGTGCGAGCAAGCCGGGTGCACCGTTTGGCCGAACACCGAAACCGGGATGGTTGAATTTCGAGCTTTGCGCTCGCAGTCTCCTTCGGTGACCGTGACCGACAATGAGTGGATCGTCGACAAGTCGCTGGACATCAAGATCCAGGATGCGAAGCGTGTTTCCCGGGTCATGGTCTATTACGGTCAGCGAAATCCGCTGGAGCGTCTGAATGAAAGGAAAAACTTCCACGCCAGAGTTGTAGTCGCTGACTTGGACGCAGAAAGCTCAACGCAATACGGAGTGCCTGCTCTCAAGGAATTTTTCAGCCGGTGGATTCCGCAGTTCGGTAGAACGCCAGCCACCGCAGTTGGAAATCGCACCCTTTCCATTTTCAGAGACCCGCCTGTGGAGGCTTCATTCAGGCTTTACCGTGATCGCGATGGGCAGCTTCAACTCGCGCAATCATTCTTGCTGGAAACATTCGAGGCGCAAGACGATACGGGCGCGCCGCAATCGCTGCAGATGGTCCCAGTGCAGATTTCTCGCGATGAGAATGAGATCACGGTCAAGGCGCAAGAACTTTTCTTCACGACAGGCGATCCGACAGCAACGCGCACGATTTATCTGGACAGCGACGCGCTGAATCTGGACCTCCGTGCCGTGCACGATGGCCTTTACGCTCCGCCAACAGGCGTGGAGGTGGTCAGGTTCGTCTTGGTCGTTGGAACAAAGATCGGTTCCACTTCCACCTCAACCCCGGCGATCCGGACTGGGATCTGGCCGACAATGGCGACGCTTCCACGCCTGACTGTGGAAGGCAGATTGCAGGGCAAAGGCGGTGCTGCGGGTACGGGCGGAAACGGATTCGATGGCGCCAGCGTGCCTGTACCCGGAGGCAATGGAACGGCTGGAGGCCCGGCTTTTCTCGCAGAGTCTGATTTCGAGGTTGACAACCTGACAGGTCAAATCTGGGGCGGCGGGGGCGGCGGAGGCGGAGGTGGCGGCGCTCTGCAAAACGGATTCAACTATGGCGGCGGCGGCAGTGGCGGTTCAGGGCAAGGCAGGAATGGCGGGACGCAGGCTTCGGCAGGCTTGAGCGCGTCATCGGCTGGGGACTACAACAATGGTGGCGTCGGCGGCGCTGGCAATTCCGACACGTCGGGGAGTGGCGGAACCGCTGGCCGATGGAATTCCGGCGTGGGCAATATGTATGGCGGCGCTGGCGGCGCTGGCGGCGGCGCTGGCTTGGCAGGTGCGAACGGTGGAGTTGGAAACACCTTCGGATTTGGCCTTGAGGCTGCGGCAGGTACGGGTGGCGCGGCAGGCGCTGCCGTCCAAGGAAACTCATTCATCACGTGGATCAACACCGGCGACCGCCGTGGAGGAATCTCATGAGCTTGGCAATCTACAACGCCGCAGCATTTATCAATGCCGCAGGCGTCGCGAACATCGGTGCGAACCCGACCATCGAGGTTCGCCGCATGAGCGATAACGGCTTGGCAGCGATCTACTCAGACGAGGCGGGCACACTGCTAATCGTCAACCCGTCGGCTTTCGGCGATGCGAATGGTCGCTTCCAGTTCTATGCAGCAGGAATTTCGCGCGGGTATCGCGTCAAAGTCACTGTCGGTGCGGATGTCTACCAAGTCGACAACCAGCGCATCGGCACGGCTGGCGATATGGACGCCCACTCATTCTGGGCTTCGGTCTGGTCGGCTGGGACACAAGCTGCCGCGCGGCTGGCGCTCGGCTTTGCCGCACTCGCCGCTAAGGGCAGCATTTGGGCTGCTAGTGCAGCGGATACCGTCGCGGCGCTCGCAGTGGGGGCAAACGGCACAGCGCTCATCGCTGACAGCGCCGAGGCAACCGGACTCCGGTGGGGCACGCTCCCGGCGATTACGGTGCGGCAGACCGTGCGCTTGAGCGCGGTGGATGCGAACGGCCTCCCCTCATTCCTCGGTGCGGGAGCGGGCCTCAACTTCAACATCGACGCCTCGCCCTCTGAGCTTGTGATGGACTTCGCAGCGGGCAACGTGGACTTGACCGCGACGGTCAGCGCGGACGCCAGCAACCAAGGCACGCTCGACGCAAGCAACACGAATTTTGTTTATGCTGACTACGCAACACCCATCACGGTCACGTGGAGTGATTGCTTGATTCCGCCGCAATATGGCTACGCCTTTGACCGCCGCGCGAACGTGCTGTTGCGCTTCAACGGCACCGATGCAAGCACCAGCATCATCGACGACTTCGGCAACACGTGGGCGGCGGTCGGCAACGCGCAACTGGATACCGCGCAGTTCAAGCACGGCAGTGCGTCGTTACTGTTGGACGGCACGGGCGACTATATCGTTTCGACTGAAATCACCAGCCTCGGCGACGGGTCGTGGGAGCTTTCCTGCTGGTTCCGGATAAACGCTCTGCCGGGGAGCGGGTCGCGTGGGTCATTGATTTTCTTTAGCAACGCAGCGGGCCGTGGTGCGCGGTGCGTGCTGTTCAACAATGCCGGTACCACCCGTATGGAAATGTCGCTGTCATCGGATGGGTCGTCAAACAACATCGTAGATGGCGGCGTCGGTTCCAACACCACATGGACGCTGAATCAATGGAACCGCGTGCGTCTGGTATTCGATGCGCTCGCGGGCACGTATCGCGTCTACCTCTCGCTCAATGGCGCGGCAGAGACGCAAGACCAGTCTGTTTCGTCTACGGCAAGAATCTGCGCCCTTACTACAGCGCGTTTCGGTGTTGACCACAGCGCGGCCAACGGCTTCAACGGGTGGATTGACTCGGCGCGGCTTGTTCATGCCGCCACGGTGACGGGCACGCAGACGCCAAGCGGCAGCGAACCGACCATCACGGACTTTCCCGTGCACTTCTTCTCCATCCCCGAGATGAAGATGTATGAGGTGACTGCGGCCAGCGCCAGCGCGGGCGTGAACCCAACGCTCACCGCTCGCAATCGGTTGTTCGTTGGCGAGGTGGACACGAACGGAAGCGCGGTAACTGCCGCAAGGAACTACGCGCTGCGCGGTCTGTACATTGGCACTCCAATCGCCTATACAGCCAGCACTCCAATCGCCTTCAACCACAACATCGGCACCAACATTGTGGAGGCAATCACGCGCGGCACGCCACACGACAACTCAGTTGCGGTAGCCACGCCCGGCTTCTATCACCCGTGGAGCGCTTTCTATTTCAACGGCTCAACAAACGAAACCCGCGCTTTCAGCACGGGCACCGTGCGCAGATGCACAGCTTTCCTTTACCCCGGCGCTACGAACGCGAGCATCGTTGGCGATGATGGCAATCTGGCACAGGCGATGCTGCTCCAATCAACTGTAAGGAGGCTGTTCTAATGGGCTACTATCGCAACGCCGCAGGTAGGTACTACGAGGGCGAGCGGATGCATCTGCTTGATGAAGAGGTGCCGCGCCGCCCTGACCAGCACCACACATGGGACGGTGAGCAGTGGATTGCACCCGACCCCGCAGCGCTGAAGGACGCGCGAGCGCAGCGCGAAGTCGACGCGCAGGACAGGCTGCGCTTCGAGATTGCCTTCGACATCGAGAACCGCGTGCGCGTGCTGGAGGGCAGGCAGGAAATCACCCGCGCCACGTACCGCGATGCGCTGGTCGCTCGCTGGAAGCAACTGAATCCGAACGGAGGCTGACCATGACCATCAAGCTTGCACTGCTGCTCTTCATCACTTACTGCTCGGTCTTCGTGCTGTGGGTGCTCTATCTCGCGGTGATGAATCTGCGCTCCAATCTCCTGAAGATGGGGCCAGTGGCGCGGGCGCACGGCTACGCTCTGTTGCTCATCGCGGTGCCGCTGGACTGGCTGGTGAACGTCATCATCGGGTCGCTGCTGTTCTGGGACAGGCCTGCCAACTGGAAGGAACTCCTGACCGGGCGGCTGAAGCGTTATCACCTTGCGCCCGTGCGCGACACGTGGCGCGGCGCGCTGGCTGAATGGATTTGCACGCATTTGCTCGACCCGTTCGACCCGAGCGGGGATCACTGCTAGTCTGGCCACAAGGAGAATCATGATGGATTCGACAGCGTTCTGGGAAGGGGTGGTGGTGGGACTTGCAGCGGTGGGGTTGAAGCTGGTGAACGTCATCGTAGCGGCATTCGGTTCGTTTGTATCGCTGCGCTTCTTCAACAACACGAGCGCCTTCGACCGCTGGACGACGTTCATTGGTGGGTGGGCGCTCGCCGCGTGGGGCGCGGAGCCGCTGCGCGAGGCGCTGG